AGATCTCGCAGTGACCAGCAACGCACGCCAATGTCTGTGCGCCTTCGACATTATCATCCTTCTCGACTAAGCCGTTCCAGTCGATGTGATTAGGCATCTTTGCCAACAGAGCCTCGTAAGCCTCTTTAGAGCATTCCTCATACGGTGCTTGACGATATGAGCCACCATCCCATGGTAGGAAAGACACGCCAGATACTTCATCAAAGTTGCGCCAAGTCCATGCTCCTACGTCCATCCACTCGTCTTCCTTGACCGAGATAGTCACCGAAGGCTTGTGCTCACACCAATGGCGCTGATACATCAACCACAGATCAAGGTGCTGCAATGCTGTTAGATCGTCACGCAGTCTTGCTCCTTCGGGAGCCTTCATCGGAAATGAGAAGACTACTGTGCTGTCTGGTCGCATTACGCAATCTTCAGCAGGCACGCCAGAGTTCACTAGGAACGTCGAAAGAGGGTCTTTCTTATCTCCGCGAACACGGCGAATATAATACTGGCTATGTCGAGCATGAATACCAGAGGCAGAGTCAACAAGTTGAGACACAGTGCCAGAAGGTTTGACGCAAGTGATCGCAGCAGACTGAGGAATTCCCAACTGTGCTGCAAAGTCAGCGTTGGTATCAATTGCGTGTTGCCGTAGGAGTTCAAGAGCCTTCGCAGTGCTGTCATTGACTTCACCCATCCATTTGTTATCTAAAATGCCTGTTAGTGACACGCCTAAGAGGCGCTCATCTTCGGTGTTCTTTTGCCAAATCTTACGCAGATACGGGAAGTGCGTCAGAGTGCTCTGGAATGTACCTAAAATCGTCGCTATGCGTACTTTGCGCCCAAGAGACTCTATAGTGTCCTCTGCACGTACAACGACTTCTGTGAGATTACAGAACTGGTAGGGTCGTAGTATGATTTCGCTACAGGGATTAGTTCCGAAGTCATAATTCGCGTCCCGTCTTCCGTTTTTTCCAGCCTGACTCTTACTTGCGGCGCGTGAGAAGATACCGCGCTCTCCAGAGTGACTGTTGTAAAGGCTTGTCCATTCTGCAAGAAACTGTCCAGTATCTGGCTTATTAACGTAAGTTGCTGAGTTGTTAGCAAGTGCTCGTTGTCCGTTCTGTTCCCACCAGTTTCCACTTTTTGCGCTCCTCATGCGGTCATCTTCAAGGTCCGACAGCGAAATCATCGCTGATCGACGAACTCCACCGACAACAACAACTTCCCCGATCTTGCACAGAAGATCATGACACTCCAAGGAAGTGAGTTTGCGACCAGTGGCTCCTCTAAATTTGGCGATAGTGAATTTAAAAAGTTCGTCCAAAGGTCCGGGTCCAGAGGCTCTTCCTCCAAAGGTTTTGAGTCTTGCTCCAGCAGGTCGAATTCTGGATAAGTCATACTTTGCCACTTCCCCAGAGTATAGTAGAGCGACGAGTTGGCGTAGTGCCTTAGCCCATCCTTCTTTGGAATCCGCAACAGAAATAACAGTCTCAGAATCAAACAACTGATCTGGCACTTCAGGTAATTGATCAACATATTTGTGCTCCACAGAAAAGCCTACGCCTGTTCCGCAGAGCAGGATGTACATGGCCTCATCAAAGGCTTTGGGGTCGTCAATAGGCAGATAAGAACAGTTGTAGCCTGCTGTGTTGTCGCGGTCTAGCGCCTTACCAGCGGTCATAATCGACCGCATAGACGGCATCACTTCCAGGTTGATAATGGCATCACGCAGTTCTTTGTACAGTTCTTCGCTGATGTTGTAGTTGTGCTTTTGCTTCAGATGGCTGTGCATAAACACCATGTAGCGATTGACAGTCTCTTCCCAATGCTCACGGCGACCAATCTCTGGTAGAAAACGGCTGTAGCGGCTTTTTGAAATAAACTGAGTATAGACTGTATTTACGTTAGACATAACTTATCATCCTTTTGATAGCCATAACATGATTTTTTGGTTGTTCTGCGCCCATTAAGTAGGCAATACGCTGATAACCATAACCCATTTCTTTTAATGTTTTCCCAAACAAACACATTTCTGGTGTTTTTTGTCTAGATTTAGACCAGTGATTTTTATTTAAAAGTTTATTAAATTGCGGCCTATATTTATCAACTTGTTTTGCTTCTATTTCCATTGCTTCTTTTTTAGAAAGCATATTTGCATAAACATAAACTATGTCGTTTAACGTAAATCCTTTTAAAAACAATTCTTTTAAATATGCCTCGTGTTGTTTATTTCTGTTGTTTCCTCTAACACACCAAGCGCGATCATATTGTCCAATTCCTACGTATAAAATTTCTTTTGTTTCAGGATCAATATGATGATATACATAAAAAGGTATTGTATTATTCATCTAGGTCTCTTTCTAAGTCTTCAAAACGGTCTTCAATTTTATCAGCAAATCTCTCTATAAGTTCTTCTGACGTTATGTCTAGCACCTCCAATAAAGTTATTTCATCAAGTGTCGCCATCCTTTCCATAATATCCCGCAGTGTTAAAGACATCCCTTACCCCTGTAAAATAGTTTCATATAATTCACAACTTTCTGCACAACCACTGTTTTCATCTGCGTCGAACAACTGAATCTGACGCTGATTAGTAAACTTTACTTCCTTCCATTCGTTACGAAGCATCTCTGTAGACTTCTTTCCTCTGAAGAAGTATTGGGGATTTCCGTCACCATCTGTTCTAACTGTGCTATAAAGTTTCTCCATGCGATCTGGAAAATCGTACCAGTCATAATTTTCTTCTAAATTTTTATAATGCTTACTAGTAGTTTTTTTCCAGCACCATTTACAGTTTCCTTGATGTTCTTTGATTTCAAGCGTAAATGACATATCTTCCCAAAAGTCATTAACATCTATTTTATCAGAAGGAAACCAATCAATCAACGGATAAACTATTTTATTGTCGGTTGCTGTTTTAGATACTCGTCTAGTCTCGTCTGTTCTGATTCCAATAGCGGTTTCATAGTCTTTACCCCAACCAAGAACATTTCTAATGTAATAGTGCATTGGATCTGTTTTTAGCCGCGCTGTACACTGCGGAGAAATCATATTTGGGATGCCGTACTTTTTAATTGCATTTTCAAATGGCTCACCGTTTCTGCTTGCGGTTTCAAAAGTAACTATTTTAGGACGAATTCCAGTTCCTTTTTCGTGTGTTACTTCGGCCTCAATCCAGACGGTGTTAAATCCCAGGTGTTTATCGCATTGATTGACGAAATCTAATGTTTTATCGTGCTCTTGGCCTGTATTAGCAAACACTACAACTATTTCGTCGTATTCATCTTTTTTGGGACTAGATAAAATCTTATGCGTCATATATGCGCTTGTTTTACCGCCGCTAAAACTGATGAATAGTCTTTTCATTTAAAAGTTCTTTAATACAGTTGTTACTTATAATAAATTTCTTTGATACGATCGTAATTAGCAATTGCAAACTCTAAGTAATGCTTTGCCTTCTCCAAGTCCTCAACGCCATTCTTACGTGCATGGCGCTGTACGTATTTTACCACATTGCACAGCCACGGATCTAACTTCCACTCCATGAAGACATCCCACGGCTGGATGCCGACCTGATAGTGGCTACCGCCGACTTGTTTGCTGGCGATGTAGTCGCCCAATGTTTTATGCTGCTGTGACACTGGCGTGCTCCTTTATTGCTTTGGTGGATTTGGACCAACTTCCGCAACTCGTGCATTGGAATCTTTGGAAGGTTCCTGTGGTTGTGTAGGAGAATCCTCGCTTTTGCAGACTATGGTTTCCACAGTTGGGGCAACCTGCACCTCCGTAGAGGTTATGATTAGGATGAGATTTAATCCAAGGGAGCAAACGATCATAGACTTTCTCCAGTAAAACAACGTCCTGCTTGTTATACTTCTCCATAACCTTCCAGGCGGAAGGGTCTTTGTTCATGCACTTGACCCACAACTGATATCCTTCATGCGATGTCTTGGAGCCAAGATCAAGGCGCTGTGCCACATAGTCTAATTTGTTGCTAGGAAAGCGAAACTCTTTGCGAACCACTCGCAGCAGGTCCACTTGCTTGTAAGGCGCTGGTGGCGCTAAATGATGCAGCAGAAACTCTTTATTGAGAATCGGCATATCGAAGCGACTGCCGTTGTAATGCACAACAGCATCGGCCTCAGAGATAAGGTCGTGAATACGCTGCAGCATTACTTTAGGCTTGTTGGTTTTGTAAACCGAATCAAACATCACTTCTTTCTTGCCGTGCCACTTTGCTGCCCAACACATCACGTAGGACGAATCAATGATGCGCTCTGGCTGGATATACTGATCCTTCAAAGCCCATACGTGAGCCGTCATAGGTGACGTTTCGATGTCCAGCATTAGCAGTTTCATTGTGCGTCCTTGTCCTTGTTGTCAAGAATACTGTCAATGTCGTCTTTTTCTTTTTTACTTAAAGAATTAAGATACGTATTAAGTTCTCCCATTGCTTCATCCCACTCAGGAGTACCTACTTTTGCTACTCCAACAATGTCGTCTTCTTCGGTAGTAAAAGTCTCAAATCCACAGTCGATATTCATTCCGTAGTTATCCTGAACTTGGATTTTATCTATTACACCGACGTAACCAGTGCTCTCTAAAAACTTTGCAAACTGATACAGCACCGGAACCCATGTGGTAGTGTCATCAAATTCGTGAGTTGTTTTAATTGTGGTGGTATGAGGCCAGTTGTCGTTATCACCAACATACTCAATATCTTCATAAAAAAATTTAAACGTCTTCATTTACTCTCCTCAATAGGTTAAAGAAATACACACAGTCTACCACAACCAGGGGCTTATCTCGGTTTTGCTTGATGACGAGAACTGGCTCGTATCCTTTGGCGTTGTCCTTTGCTTGCTGATAGTGTCCGTAAACTGAGATGCTTGCTCTTGACTTGCATTCCACACTGATTGGTAACTTCCGTCTGGCTGCTGGACTAAGTAGCAAGTCTTCCCCTGACACGCCCATGCTAACTGAACGAACATCATCAGGCTCCAGATCGAACTTTGCTATTATTAAGTCTCTTACGGCCTGCTGAAGAACTCGGCCTTTTGCTTTCGCTGAAGACGGCTTCAATGTTGACTTCCTTTCTGTTTTTAATCCATTGTTTCGGGATGTGCATACGTGCGTTGCTGGAGTCCATGCTGACGGTACTAGCGATGCAGATTGCTTCCGCGTTTTCATCGACGACATAGCCGATGGTAAAGCAGTTGTGTACCTCCGCTTTGACTTTTTCGTTCCATTCCACATCTGCTACAGCGTCCACCCATTCGACATAGATTATCGGGGCTTTCTCCAGACCTGATTTGGCTTTCTTCGAATCCATAGTAAACTCGCTTGCTCCGTTAAATAGTCTTCATCGTTGTCATAAGCCTTTAATACTGCTTCGTATAAGGCGTCCTCAGTCTTACAGCCTTTTAAAATCTTCTCTGCCTTCTTTGGGCCGATTCCGTGCAATCCTGGTATGTTGTCTACACGATCGCCGGTCAGGACTTGTGTGTAGAAAGCATACATCGTATCGTCTTCATCAACCCAGAACTTCTGATTTCGCTTCATATTGTAGTGCCATCCACGGATCATGTTCAAGTCTTTGTCCGTGGTGCAAATCACGTACTCTTCTGGCTCTAGCGAATATGCTGCTATACCGATTGCGTCATCAGCCTCTTGAAACTGCTCTACCGGAAAGGCCCAAGCAGAATTAAGATAATCACGCAATAGGTCTAAATGCTTCGGTTTCTCGCCTGTTCTGTTGCCTTTGTAGGGCTTGGTCTTCGCTATCTGGATGCGGAAGTTCTGGTAGCCGGTGAGCCATCCTTCAGCATCATCGCAGCCAGCATGAACGTAGACCAATTCCTCAAGATATTCAGAGCACTTGCTGAGGGCTGTTTTGTCGTCATACTCTTCGCAACCAGCAGCGATAGTGTAGGCAACAATGTCGCCATCAACAAGTGCGATCATTGATTATACCTTAGCGATAGAGTAACCGAGTTGTCCGTGATTACGGCTCAGTCCTTTAGCACGAAGGTATTTACGCAGTGCATTGCGAGCCTTTTCATAGTTGCTCAGGCCAGCAAAGACTTTGAGAGACATTTTTTTACCATTGAATCGAACGACGTACATAATTATCCTTTCGGTTATGTTTACAGAACTTCTTCGGCTTCCGCAGATGCTTCAGGCGCATCGTAGGCAACCAGGTTATCAACTACCAACTTAGTCAAGGACGCAGAAGTACCTTTCTTGTTCTTAAACGTCCACGAATAAGCACCAACTACAGCGGTTGCTGTAGATCCGTTACCAATAGCAACATTGTTCAAATCGTTGCCACTAGCGTCGAATACTTTCATCGGCACAGTGCTCTTGCAAGTGATGTAGAAGCCTTTCTCTGGCTTGTCTTCACGCTTACGCACTTCAAGGCCAAGTCCTTCTAATGCCTGAACAGCATTGTCAGACAGATTACACAAATCTAATTGAAACTTGCCTGACATATCGTTAGGCTTGTTATGGAAGCACCACATCACTGTGGCTTTGATCTTCACTGGTTTTGCTAGGTCGTTCATTTAATTATCTCCTTTAAGGTTAATGAACACTGTCGTTGGACTTCTTTTGCTGCTCTGTAGCAACTAGTATAGCAGCAGTTTCCAGAATGTCAAGTATTTCTTCGTAGTCGCCAGACAAGTCCATAGAATACGCCACATGGACCTCGTTGCCGATCACGGCGATCATAATTGCCGATTCAGGATCTTCAAATTCTTTACTTAGTTCTTTTTTCATAATCTAAAATACTTTCTGATATTATTTGTGCTATTTGAGGAACGATGGCGTTTCCAAGTTGTTTAATTCTGTCCATTCCTCTGGATAGCCCATTAGCCATTCGTACATCTTTGGGCTCACCACTCCACCTGGGCCACCTGCCATTTTTGATAGTAATTGACAACCTCGGTGTTTCATCATAGACGGAGCCAGTTGATTGCCCATTGTTGTTGGGGTAGGCAATAATCCAGATTCTGTCCCTGCGGTGAGGCGCACCAACGGCTGAAGCGGGTATACAATGCCATTCCGCATCGTACCCGATCTCAAAGAGCGACCTGAGCACTTGATCCAATCCTCTAGATCGAAGCATTGAAACATTTTCGGCAATGACCCACTTTGGTCTCGTTTCTTTGATGAGCCTGTGGAACTCAAACCATAGTCCTGAGCGCTTTCCATAAAGACCTGCTCCTTTTCCTGCAAGGCTGATGTCTTGACATGGGAATCCTCCGGTAATAATGTCAACTGCTCCAATGTCAGATCCTTTCAATGTTTTGACATTATCATAAATTGGTACAGAAGGCCAATGCTTTTTCAATACTTTTTGTGCTGCTTTATCTATTTCGCAAAAACCAATAGTCTCATAAGAACCGGCCCACTGAAGTCCTAAAGCAAAGCCGCCAATACCACTAAATAAGTCAAGATGTTTCAATGTGTTTCCGCCCAATTGTTGCCAATCTTGTATTCACCGTCCAAAGGACAGCGAAGGTTCAGCATTATACCAGCCTTTTTGATACTGTCAACCGCTAATTCCCCTACTCTTTGTGCGTGTATTTCTGAGACTTCTATCTGCCATTCATCATGCACATTGGCGACAAACTTGGCATCTAACTTTTCTTTCCTGATTGACTCATCCAGCACAACCAGAGCCTTTTTCATCACTATCGCACCAGCACCTTGAAGGAGCGTGTTGAGTGCTGCGTGCGCGGACCTAATGAATAGTTTGCGTCCATCAAGACCTGGTACATATCCCTTTTGGGAGAGCCTTTCAACTTTCTCACGAAGAGTTCGCAGACTTGGCGTGTTCCTAAGAAAAGAATCGATGAGTTTTTGACCCTCTTTTGCTCCACCACCAGTAATCTTCCCGATCTTGGAAGCCCCCGCACCGTATAGCAAGGCATAGATAAAAGTTTTGGCCTGCGCTCTAGTTTCCAAACCTGCTGCCTTTTGATTCTTGGTGTGCACATCACCCGATACAACTTCGCTGACATAGTCTTTATCCTTCATATAGTGAGCAAGCATACGCAACTCAAGGCCACTAGCGTCTGCACCAACAAGTTTGTAGCCTTTCGGCACAGTGAACAGACTGCGGCATTCAGCACCGTACTCAGAGCCAACTGATGGCACTTGCGCCATGTTAGGACTGTGGTGTGTCATTCGTCCCGTAACTGCGCCGTTGGTGATGATCTTACCGTGAATCCGTTGGTCTTCAGTCGTATGCTCAATCCATGACTCAATCTGAGCCACCCGTTTCTGAATGAGTAGGTACTCAGCGATGGCCTTTGCTTCTGGTATATCAACTCCAGCCAATGTTGTCTCATCAACGATCACCGAGCCTTTTTCGGTAAACTTTTTCGGGGACCAGCCTTTTTCTTGGAGGCGCTTGGCGATTTGCTGCCGCGAGCCTGGGTTGAAGACTTCGATATGGTCTTTGAGACTTTTTCCTGTTTTCTCACTAACTCTGGCGGTGACGATTGGCGGAAAGATACACTGTAGGGATGCCTCAATTGTGCCCATTTTATCTTTAAGTCCTGCCAGAAGGACCATAGCGTTAGGCAGATCAAATTTAAAACCGTTTCGCTCTTGCTTGTTGACGATGATTGCGACTTTGTGTTCAAGTTCGATGCTTTGCTCTTCGAAACCATAATGTTTTTGCTCCTCTAGTAAGCGTTTATAAACCTTCTCCAACAACTCCACATCCCTGATGCAATAGGTCTGCATTTCCTCAGACCAGCCGGCATCAAAGTCAGTGAATTCAATCTTTGGTAATCCTAGAATGCTGCCCCAGTTTGCGAGGCTGTGTCCTCCCTCTCGGTTTGGGTTCATCAGCCTTGACATGACTAGGGTGTCTATGCACATCGACGGAACGATCTTCGTATTCCATAGCCTGTTCAAGATTGGGTAATCGAATCCGATTCCGTTGTGCGCTACTAGCAACGGCTTGGCCTCTAACATTTTTAATAAAGTGTCTGCCTTGCGATGACATTTAACTTCCCCGCTTTTTGCGTCCTTTGTTACTACTAGCCAAATCTGGCTGGCTTGGCTGTTCGTTTCTATGTCCAGGAATAGCATCGATTTCGGTCCATCTGCTTTCATCTTCGCTCTTTTTCAGTAAAGTTCCGTCATCTGTCAGTACATACAATGTAAGTACGCCGTTCTTATTCATCACCGAAGTGACGCTTATAGGCTTCATATTCTTCCTTTCGTTGCTCTAACTCATGCATGATAGCACACTTCTGTTCGTCTGTGTAGAAAATCCAATTGGAGATTTCGTTGACTGTTCTAAAGCAGGTCTTACAATACCACATATTGTCATCCAGTCGGCAGACTTTCTTACACGGCGTCACTTCAGATCGTCCTTTAGGCTGTTCTGCAGGTTAATCAATTGAATATTAAGCCGGTTCGCCAACTCGTTAGCGGTTCTGGCTTCGTCTTCAAGTCGCTCCATCCGTGCTCGCATCATAGCATTCTCACGCTCTAACTCAGCGATGACTGACGCCTCGTCTAAACCAAATGGTAACTCAACTTCATAGGGCACGCCACTAACCTTCACGATAAGACCTCCATAGTCCAAATAAAACAGTTGCAAGCATAATGTACAGAAACGGTATCAGGTTCATTTCGTTGCCATCCAATAAAGGCCAATGTTAGAAAAAGCATAGCCACCATAGACCACCAGCATCGCTATGTTGCCTTTGAGACCCTGCTCTGCTGCGATGTAGGCATAGATACAGCCGGTGACTATGATAAGTAATGCGCTCATCGCATCGCTGCCTTAATCAGTGCAATAGCATCTTCCAGGCCATTACAGAGTGCTGATGCCTCACGGAAATGGTACTCAGCAATCTTTCCATCGACTTGGTGCATATCGATGAATTCCTGCGCCATCGCTTCTAACTTGACAACGGTGTGCATTATAGGAGTATCGCTAGGACCAACAAAGGCCCAATGCTCAACAGTACCTTCATCGCCAAAGCCCACATGACTATCCACCTCCAGTTCGATTGTTTTAATACTCATTTGTCATACTCCTTATAGATTGAAAGAATTTTCATTACTGCCTGTTTTGCATCACTGTCGAGCAAGTGTCCGAATTCCTCTGGATGGTTGAATCGCTTGATGAAGCGAACAAGGTCATTTAATTCGTCTTGCTGATCTTCGATGACTTGTTTCAGATCATCGATGACTGCTTCTGACACTTGAAGTTCTCGGTCGCGTGCTTCGACATTAGCCAAAGCAGCGTTGATGCTCCATTCAGATCGAATCATTTTAGACCTTTCAGAATTGATGATACAAATGCAAAGATACCTAATAGTGCTGCGGATGTCATAAGTTTATCTCCTAAAGTGAGGACTCATTGATTTCAGTCATACGGCCTGTAAACTTGTCATAGAGAACAGCACAGGCTTTGCCAGTCTCTCCAGAGTAACGGTTCTTGATAACTCTAATGCGTGTTGTGTTGCGCTCAATTGGATCTTCGTGTTGTGCTGCTCTTTCCAATCCTAACACCATATCTGCCAATTGTCCAATACTTCCTGAACCCCTTAATTGGGACAGACTAGTGGCTGCGCCGTCCTCGTGACCTTTGCCGCCGTCCGGCCTCTTTAAGTGGGACACCACAAACAGAGTGATGCCTGTCTCTTGTACGATCATTCTCAATTTACTCATAATTTCGTCTATCGCTTTTCTTTCGTCACCATGCGACTGGTCAGATACCACAATAGACACATGGTCAAGAAGAATGTAGCGACAATCAAGGCCATTAGCAAAGTACCTAACTCGATTGATAATGTTATCGATAGCAGTAGAGCCAAAGCAATCATAAAAATAAAGTCTATCGGAGCCAAGCGTCTTATCGAAGGCTTCTTTTTTCTCTCGGTCATCAATTGATACCTCCGCTAAGTGTAACGGCTTATTGACCGCCAGCGACATAATCGACAATGCGGTGCGCTTGACTGATTCCTCCAAGAACATGATGCCGATGTTGTCCTTAGTCTCGCAGAGCAGTTGCCAGATGATCTCACGCATAAATTGAGATTTGCCTAATCCGGAGCCAGCAGTAACCACGACCATCTCTTGACTGCGGATGCCGCCTGTCATGCCGTTCAAGCCAGCATATGGATAGTGCGCTTGCGCCTTCTCTAGCGGCTGCATCACTAGGTCAAGCAGACTAGAGCCAGCAACGATGCCATCCGGCACATACTGTTCAGCAGACCACCATGCCTTTACAAAGTCGGCAGACTTGTTGTCCTTGAGATAATCACAGGCGTCCTTATAGCCTTGGTGCATCTTCATTATCTTGACTTTGTTGCCGAACAACTCCGCAACTTTGGCGGCGGCTTCGCGGCCTGGTTCATCAGCATCAAAGGCCAAGACAATCGCCTCATACGAGTCAATCCACTCATACTGTGCTTGACAATCCTTTACCGCTGACTGTGCGCCATTCTTGATCGATACGACTGGATACTTAGAACCCATCATCTGATAAGCCGCTAGCGCATCAAGTTCCCCTTCCACAATGGTTAGATATTTACCACCTGCGTTCCATTGTGCTTGTCCGAACAAGAGAGCATCCTTGATGTTGCCTTGACTGCGGAATTGCTTGTCTGCAACGGTGCGGATCTTCCATGCCACTTCGGTGCCTTTGGCATCGGTGTACGGATAGTAGTGCTGACCATCCGATTGACGGACTCCGTAGGCCTCACAAGTGGCTTTGGTGATACCACGATCAGGTATGCTCAGGAATTGACCGCTAGTGGGGTTAATTTGGCCTACAACGGCTTTCTGGGTCATGGGTAATACCTTGGCATAGGATTGCTCGGAAAAGGCGCTATCGGCCTTATAATGCTTCTCACACACAAAGCAATAGCCGGAGCCATCGGAATATACGGCTTTGCCATCGCTAGAGCCACAGGAATCACAGGATTCATGCCTTAAAAACTTGTTCTGCGATTGTATTTGCATTTTTTATCTCTCTTTGTTGACTAATTTGGTCAAGAATAGATAACAGATCCAACACAGCCGGATCGGTGCTATTTAGGGACATCACAGAATCATACACATCAGATAAAAACACATCGATGCCAATGTGCGCAGTGGTGAGCAGTTTGGCACTATCCATCACGGTGAACCAATACATACGCTCTAAATCATCGTTTTCCATTGAAGCCCTACCTTTCATTGATGTTAAAAGATATTAAATAGTTAATAATCATTAGCACTATAGTGCTCTATAGAGTCTCTATATTAATATAGAGCAAGAATCGTGCCACCTTGTTAGCGCTCGTTCCATCGATCCTCGAAATAGTCATCTTCAGGGAAATCCCCGCTAAGGCCTGAAATTTCCTCTGTATCGGCTTCGTAGACATCATCAAGGTCGGACATCAACCCAACGTTGCCAACGGCAACAACGTCGCTTTTAATCGTTCCAAGGCAATGTTTACACAGTCCGATGTATTCGCGAGTGAAAACTGACCTCACCGTGGCGTCATAGTCGCTCATTAACTCATTACATGCTCGGCATCTCATGGTGTAGTCCTTATTGTCAGAGTGTCCAATTCTGCGAGCCAATCTTTTTTAGACTCTGCCGCTAGGCGTTTCGATTCCTCTGCCTTGATGACGTAATAGGCGAATTCTACGATGTCATCGGCCTGACCATAAAAATCATTCCATTCTGAATAGTCTAGTCTTTTATCTGCCAAGTCTAACACTTCTTTTCTATTTAGTAGCATTTTAGGAATCCTTAAAAGTATTGATAAGAGACATTTTCATCGATTCAATGCTCTCTGCTAGTTTATAGCCAGGAAATCTTTCATAGTCTTCGAATGGCGTAATGTCTTCGCCAATCTCATCGTTTTCGATGCGCTCAAGGATAGCGTCAAAGTCTCCCGATAGAGTGCCATCAGGATAATCGCTCAAATGCCAGCCTAAAGCATAGGACTCTGCTCTGCGTTCTATAACTGATTTCATTTCAATTCTCCATTAATTGATCGTGTTGTGATTGTAATTCTATCATTCTTTTCGCGAAGTATTGCCAATCCAACGGTAAGCCGTTTTCCGTTGCTAGTTTGATCGCAGCAGTAAGGCCAAGATATGACCCCAAGATGCCTATCTCACGATAGCGGATTTCGTCTTTGCTCATTTTATCAGTCTCCGTAGTATTCAACGCCTGTAGGCATTCCGGCCTCTTCCATCAATTGCCACATGGCAGAACATATGTCGTTCCACTCTTCGTCATATTCTGCCGTTCCTTCCGGTATTCCATGCTCACGGTAAAATTGTAGAGCATTCCATAGCAATTCAATTTTCTGATCGTTCATTTTCAAAGTCTCCGATGATTAGTCTAAATTCCACGGTTCCATCACTAGGCAAACGCCAGCGAGAGAGAATAATAGCACAGCGATATCGAATAAGCCCATGATTAAATCCCCATTGTAAGGCCAATATTAGCCCTATAGTGCCCCTTTGCGGAGACACTATAGGATAATACTGATCAGTCTAATCGATCGCCAGCATAGGCCTTAATTCCATGCTCGCGAAGTACTTTAGCATATGCGCCGGCATAGGCCGATTTCCGGTCTACGGATTGTCCGAATCCAGTGACCCATAGAGTAACGCCCCCGCCATACATGGGACGCATTAAACCTTGTTTTTTAGCCCATATCGCGAACGATGAATTCGCCGGTTTAACAGTGACCCATGCGAATCCACACGCGCCGTCGTCGATAACGTCAATAAGTTTACCGTTATCGATCACACCCATCGGAACCGGCCTTGCTTCGATCCCGGCCTTTTCGCCGGCCTTGTGCGCCGATTCTACTATCTCCCTGTACTTTTCATATCTTTCCATACGTGCGGCCTTTTCGGCGCGGATTTTATCCCTAAGTGATGCATATTCCATAATTAATCCCCTTTGAGTGATTGCACGATTCGATTGTAGATTCTTGCTTTGCTTTGATAGTACTGATAGTCCCGATCCGCCGGCGTAAAATTAAGCCATTGATTGATTCCAGCATTCGCCAGAATTGCGGCCTTAAGTTTCCCCGGCGTGGAATAGTACGCCATAAACCCCGAATGATTGTAATGCGCGATAAACCCCGCGCACAAGTGTAAGTACTTATACGCTTGCTTCGATAGTTTATCGGGATTAGTGACGGCCTTGATCACGTTATTCGCGATCATTGCGGATTGTCGTTCGGTGTACGGTGTAATCATGGTAAAGCCCCTTTGATAAAGTTAAACTGCGAGAGATAGAGAAAATACTTGATTAGGCGTATCGATCACGAATCCGGTATTATCCTTTTTTGCCTTGCCTTTGGCGTATAGTGCCACGATTACACCCTTAGGGTCAATATGACGAATGTCACTGTTATCGCCGTCAACGCATTCTAAGCCCAAGAATTTAGCAGGAATATCGGCGCGATTACGGAATACAGCCGCGATCCGCATCCCGGCACTAATGGCCT